AAGTGGTGGCGAAAAAAGAAAAAATTATCCAAAATGCGTGCCCATTGCAAAAGCAAGAGCGATGACCAAAGGGCAGCGTGCGGGTGCCGTAAGAAGAAAACAAGCAAAAGCGAATACAGGCCCTACACCATCTAGAGCTGCAACGTTTGCCAAAAAGAAAAAGAAGGCATAATGAGAAGAGAATATTATTCAAAAGGCACAATGCCTGCACGAAATAAAAAGAATTTTAGACCCACTAAAAAAGGGGCTGGAATGACAGAGGCTGGAGTTAAAGCTTACAGAAGACTTAACCCTGGTTCTAAATTAAAAACAGCCGTGACAGG